TATACAATTTCAAAACTATGAACTACGATATAGAGCAATACAAGGTATTTATGAGAAAAACAGGATTGTTTGATATGATAGCAAATCATCTTGTAAATAATCTGGTAGATTATGCATTGGGTATTGAAACAGGTTTAGATTCTAATGGACGAAAAAATCGTGGTGGTCATCAAATGGAAGATTTGGTCGAGAAGTACATTGTGGCGGCAGGTTTTAAAAAGAACGAGAATTACTTTAAAGAGATGTATTTGAAAGATATTGAATCTAAATGGAATATAGATTTGTCAGCACTTTCAAATCAGGGAAAAGCAGCTAAAAGATTTGATTTTGTAATTAAGACTGACAAGATGATCTATGCTATTGAGACAAACTTCTACGGTGGAGGAGGTTCTAAACTTAATGAAACTGCAAGAAGTTATAAGATGCTTTCACAGGAGGCTGATACAATAGATGGATTTACATTTGTATGGTTTACAGATGGAATTGGATGGAAGAGTGCTAGAGGAAACTTAAGAGAGACATTCGAAGTTATGGATACTATTTATAGTATTGATGATATGGAGAATAGGGTTATAGAAAAATTGACAAGTGTATTATTATGATAAAAAGAAAGTAGGGTGCATTATGGAAAATCAAATTGGAATTGCAAAGATAAAAGGCAAAAAAATTACAATTGGTGGAAATAAAGAAGTAATACGTGCTATAAATGAATTGTCAAGATTCGGATTGATAACCTTTTCACGGCAAATAAAGTTTAAGAGTACTGAATACACAGTTTGTTTTTTTAAGCCAACTATAGATATGAGAAATATGTACAATTTGGGTAATGAATTGCTTGTTGTGAGTTGTTGGGATGGAATGAACGATTTTAAAAGTAGAATGAAAGATTTCATTGATTATATGCTAGTAACAAATAATGAATTTAAAAACCGGTTAGATAAAGTTACATGTTTTGTTGTAGATGGAGATGAAAATGTTGTAAAAAAAGTAAAAGCAGATAGGATTGAAAATCCGGATGCACGTTTAATTGTACCATTTAGTGTAGGAGAATTAATTAAAGGCTTTGATAAAGATAAATTGAGTAATAGAATGAGGGAGTTTTTATATGAAAAGGATTTGTTTGGTATAGCGGTACCATTAAAAAATGATACATTATTTTTTGGTAAAGATAGAACTAATATTATTTCAGAATTGTATGCAATGTATAAACAGGGGGAAGAGGGCGGTTTATTTGGTTTGAGACGAATTGGAAAAACATCAATTCTCAACTTACTTAAATTAAGAATTGCAGAGGCAGATGGAGTTGCAATTTACATAGACTGTTCAGGGTGTCATCATTTTAGATGGTATGAGTTATTAAAAAATATAATAAAACGGATTATTAAAGAATATTCTGAGGAAAAGTCACAAAATGGAAATGTTGTACTTAAGGAAGTATGGAATAGAGAGATTTCAGAACAAAGATATAATGAAAAGAATGCTGTTGATAGTTTTACAGATGATATAAAATTGTTGTATGAAATGTTTGGGAAAAAAAGAATACTTTTGATTTTAGATGAAATAGAAAGTATTGGATATTCTACATCACCTTCAAAATGGTGGAAGGATGAAAATGATGCTTTGTATTTTTGGCAAGCAATACGCGCATTAATACAGACAAATGATGAATATATGTCATTCGTGGTGGCGGGTGTTAATCCAATGTGTGTCGAAATTCAATCAATAAATAACATTGATAATCCAATTTTTGGAATGATAAATCCTATATATACATCGTTGTTTGAATATGAAGATATAAAGAACATGGTATCTAGTATTGGAGGTAGGTTAGGAATTTCATTTGAAGATTCAGTTTATGCAAAGATGATGGAAGACTATGGTGGACATCCATTTTTGATAAGACAAGTATGTAGTCAAATTAATAGGGATTTAAATGCAAGAAAAGTTATACGACCTACAAAAATATCTATATATAGCTATAATTTAAAATGTGATGAATATAGACAAGGGATGACAAGTGTAATTGAACAAATTTTAGGCGTTATAACAAATTATTATCCAAGTGAATTTGAATTATTAAAAAAATTAGCGTTGGATGGAAGAAATGCTTTTAAAAAGGAACTGGCATTAGGAGAGAAAGGAATTCAACACTTAGTTGGATATTGCATTATTAAAAAAGTTGACGGAGAATATTTTATTAGAATAAAATCTATTGAAGAATACATAAAGAATAAGTTTGTTTATGATTCAACATTAAATAAGCAAAAAGATAAACGTGCACGAATAAATATTAGAAGGGATAGTATTGAAGAAAAACTTAGAAGCATTATATTATTTTCGTTGCAGTCGAAATATGGGAGAAAAGCAAAAGAGCAACTTATTTCAATTGTTGATAAAACAACAACGGATGTTACACAAAAAACAAAAATGTTAAATGCTCCTTCATTAAAAAGTGCAATAGAGGAGCTATATTTATCACAGATAAAAATTGTAATGGAAAAAGATTGGAAGAGTTATTCTATGATATTCCCAGACAAAAGTAAATTTGAAGCATATATGGATATTTTAAATAGATCTAGAACTGTCGGTGCTCATACTAGAAGTGTATCTTCGGATGATGAAATATTATACGGAGTAGCATTTGAATTTTTTGAAAATAGTTTGATAGAATATTAAATACTCCAATCCTCATCCATAGCATCAGCCCAATCCTGCAACTCGCAATCAAGAGCAAGTGCAGCATACATAAGTGGATTATCAATTGCAAGGTTATCAATAAGCCTTTGTGAGTTAGGTGTAGTATGGAGATTCTTTTCAGCTTCAGCACAGGATAAGAATAGAAGTGTATTATCAGCAAAAGCAATGTCAATTCCGTTCTTGTATTGGTTATAGTAAGCAAAATGTATTTTCATAGTAGTAGTCCTTTCTTTGTTAAAGTAATGAGTAGTTCTGGGAATGTGTGGGCAGTTAACCGCATACAACACATATGCAACACTGTCATACACAAAGCCCCTATTTCTGGGCTTTTCTTGTTATCAAAACGTTAACAAAGAGATAATTCAACCGAATATCAAAAGAACATCAAAACCCTTGGAAATCCAGTATTTTCAAGGGTTTTCTTTATGTCTGAATTTTTATAAAAAGTCGTGAAAAGTGGTCAATTTTTTTCAGTAGCACACACGTAGCACACACGTAGCACACAAATTTGCTTGACAAATTTTGAAAATGCTGATATTATGCGTACAATCTAATAAAAGGCTTTCTTGTGGGGCAACTGTAGAGGATTTAGGGGCAATAATCCAATATAGTACAGGAAAACCAAAACTTAAAGCATATATACAGACAATATGTTATATTAAGTTTACGCAAAAATAAAAGAGGTATATTCTTTTTGGAAACATACCTCTAGTTAACTATACGGTTTTTATGTAACGGTTTATTATATGTGGTATACTATGCTTTGCTTTGCTGTTCATAGGCTTCTAGTGTCTTGTAATATAATCTTCGTTGTTTAAGCGGTAAAAGGTCTATGAGGCTTTTGCCGTAATAGTGATCAAGAGAAACAACAGCATACATATAAAGGTAGTCTGCACCTATTCCGGCAGGCAGATAATAGGCGAGTTCGACTAAGTCTTTATGGTGCTTTTCTTCGCTCCTGTTGAATATTTCATTATGTTTATCGGATTCACTCTTTATAGCCTGTTTTGTGCCGTTCATATAGCCATAATTGAAAATATCGGCTATTGTCTGCATTAATGCTTCATCGTTTCCTGTCTGTACTGCTGCTCTTATATTTTCGGCATACTCGCATAATTGCAAGCCCTGTAAATCAAATTTATCTTTTACAGGGTGCTTTGCGGTAAATTTATCGGTTGTACTCTTAATTTCTGCTATGTTCATATTCTTAGTTGCTTTCATGGTTAAATCTCCTTTTACTTAATTCAAGGGATATGATATAATAAAATAATCCCTTATAATGTTTCGTCGTGGTTATGTTATTTTGGGTTGTGCTCTATGGTATTTATTATCATAGAGCATTTTTTGAATCAATCATATTGCATCACGCTCCTTTCAAATTTTGTCGATTGCTTCAAGTAATGTTTCTATTTCAAAATGTGTATAAACTTGCTGTGTTACTCCTTGCCCTTTATGCCCTACAATGCGCTTTATTGTACGTTCATCGACATTTACAGCCGTTAACAGTGAAACGCATGTATGCCGGCAGTCGTGCGGTCTATGCTTCATGTTAAGCGGTAATAATAGTGGTTTCCAATAACTATCATAATAGTTACGGTATTCAAAGTGTTTACCGTCAGGTGTACTTAATAAGTATTCGCAATCATTCTTGTTATACCAATATTCAAAGAACGGCAAGACCTTTTTACTAATCGGTACTTTTCTAATACCGGCTTGCGTTTTAGATTCCGTTACATCAAACCAACGTTCTTTTAGATTTATATTTTCTTTCTTTAAATCCAATAGCTCCGATACTCTGACACCTGTATATATGAGCATTAGCATAACCGTGTAATATTCGTTAGCATCTTTACAAGTCCATAATTTAGCAATTTCAGAAGTACTAAACGGCTCACGATTATATGCGTTAGGGTTTCCGGCTTTATTAATGTCGATATATTGCACTTTGTTGCGGTCGGGCGGTATTATGTCATGAATTACAGCGTATTTGTATAACATGCCTACTAAAACCTTGTATTTTTTAAGCGTAGGTGTATTTTTCCCGGAATTATCAGCAATAAATTGTAAATCGTCTAATGTAATATCAACAAAACGTTTATTGACTAGCGGAGCGCATAGAAGAAATGCAGCTTTATATCCTTTTATATTGCTTTCTGATACAGTCGGGAAATGTTCGGCACTCCAACGGTCATACACTTCTTGTAACGTGATTTTAGACGATTCTAAATCAAATGGTGATTTGTTATATTCTGCAAGTGCTTCAAGTGCCTTATTTTTAGTTTCATAATAGCCGATTGTTTTTCGTATCTGCTTTTTTCCGGTTTCTACATCAAGCAGCCAACGTTCTGTAACAATAGCCCTATATGGGCACCTGCGCTTGCCTGGCAACTTGTAAACTGAACCATAACCATTAGGTAGCTTCATTATGTATCACTCTCCTTTTGTCCTAATTTTGGTAAAAATTCTGCTGATAATGGAGCTTGAATTTTAGATTTTTTATCTATCTCGCCAAAATATTCTTTTAATTCTTCATCGTTTACCGTATTTTCTATAACTCCTTTTAAATACACATTTGCAGACTCGTTAAAAAAACGAGATACAGTAGAATCGTTAATAGCATTGTTTAAAAATTGGTCAATTTCTGCGCCACTTGCCATTTTGCATTTTTCGTCAAATTTAAGCGTTAAATGAGGGCGCAAATAATTATAGCCTAATAAATTCCTAATTTCTCCGAGAACAAGCAAAAGGCCATGTCTTGAAATCATTTTATCAAATATCTTTTTTCGTTCAGATGATAAATTAAATATTTTTTCTATTGTATCATCAGATAAGTTTAAATAATCTGCAATAGATTTAATAGATTCTGTTTTTGATTTTGGAGAAACATTATCGAGTATATAATCAACAGAAACATTAAATACTTTTGAATATGCTACTAGTTGCTCAGGTGTGGGAGACTGCGAACCATTTTCGATTCGTGATATAACGCTTCTATTAATTTTTTTCCCTATAATAACTTCATTAATTTTATCTACAAGCTCTTTTTGCGTCATTCCGTTTTCCATTAGATTATCATTTTTTCGTTTATTTTGTCTCAAAGATTCGTATATATTCATATAAAAATTACCTCATATTTATAAAATGAACGTATAAATTAGCGTGTTCAAATAATGAACATGAAAATATATAAGTTCAAATAATGAACATGCATTAAACTTTTTTGCACAAACAACAAGTAAGCGTGTTATTGTATACTCATAAAATGAACGTTAGCAAAATTGATGTTCAATTTATAAACACAATAGCACTTGCAAGTGAAAATGTCAACAACAACAAATAAAAAAGATGAGGTATTTTAAATGAAAAATAAAGATATACGAGAATATGCAAAAAGTCACGGCATTAAATTATGGCAGATAGCGGCAGAACTAAACATGAATGACGGTAATTTTAGTAGAAAGTTAAGATACGAGCTATCAGATGAAGCAAAACAGCAGATTTTTAAAATCATTGACGCATTAGCAAAATAAAGGCGGTGCAATATGAATGATGAAACAATGGGTAATGTTCCTGTAAATGTGGCTGCAAAGGTTTTAAAAATGGATTCTCAAACAGTCAGATTGCTAATACAACAAAATCTTGTGCCGTGGGGAATCTGTTTTAAACGAAAAGGAAGCCACAAATTTACATATCTTATTTATGCAAAACAATTTGAAGAGTTGACCGGCTACAAGTACACCGGGGAAAGCGAGGATAAATAAAATGTTAACAAGAGTCAAATTAAAGCCGTTACGGAAAATATCGCAGTTAAAGAACCTAAGCGCGTTTGATTGTGTGGGCTGTGAACGTTCAGGAAACTTATTTACTTTAATGTTTCAGATTATAGACAATGACGGGAACGAGCTATTACAAGATTTATCAATAGAATTTTCAAGGGGTAAAATGCCTAAATTGTATATATCCGATTTGTACGAGTACGGAAATGGAGATAAACAATAATGAAAGATAAGCAGGAATTAAAAGACGAGCAAAAATTTTATCTTAAAACTTGTAAAGAGTATGAAGAGCAACGAGATAAACAAGACTGCAAAAGCCAAGAATGGCACAAATACGACAGGTTAGCACAATTATGCAAAGAACGCGCGGACGATATAAGGCATAAATTATATGAAATGGGGTGTACCGATTGACTGATAATGAAATATTTGAAAACAATTTAACGCACTTTCAAGTAGTCAAAAAATATCAAGATAGAGCGCAGTGCAAATGTCCTGCACATCAGGACAAACAAGCTTCATTGACCGTTACAAAAGGCCGTAAATGCACATTGTTATATTGTCATGCCGGTTGTCAGTTAGACGATATTTTAAATGCTGCAGGACTGGAAAAGAGAGATATTTTCTATGAATCAACGCAAAACACGGCTAATTGGCGAGCTTTCATCGAAAAGTGTGAGAATAACAGGATTGAAGCGGTTTATAATTACGTTTCCTGTAACGGTCAATATGCTTTTACAAAAGTAAGACTACAGGGAAAGCATATTATTTATGGCAGATTAGAAAATGAGAGGTTTACATATGGTTTATCTCGCAACAAACCGAGGAAAAGTTATCGGGCGGTATATGGCAATTTAAGCGACATTAAAAAGGCGATTAATGATAATAAGCCTGTATTTATTGTCGAGGGCGAAAAAGATGTAAATACGCTAACTAAACACGGCTACACAAGTTTCACATATGGTGGTGTGAACGACTGGCAAAGCGATTTTGCAGAACTTGTAAATGGTGCAATGGTAATAATTCTCGCTGACAATGATAAACCGGGAATAGACATAGCAAATAGGATTTATGAAGATGTCGTGCCTGTTGCAAAGAGTGCAAAAATCATAGTACCAATGCCGGACATACCCAAGGCAGACATTACAGATTATTTTGAGAGCGGAAAAACGAACGCAGATTTTGAAAAACTAATTAATAATGCCGTTACAAATAACCGTATAGAGGGCAAAAAAGCACCTAAAAAGACTCTTGAAAGCACATTGAAAGAAATACATGCCGAGAATTACGAAACGTCAGATAAAGGCAATGCAAGGCTATTTGCGGACATATTCAAGGACAAACATCGGTATTGCTCTACACGTAAAGACTTTATGTTATTTGACGGTAAGCGTTGGATTGATGATTTAGAGGGCTTATCTGCAAGAAAATCTGCAAAGGAGCTTTCAGATGCACTTATTAGATATGCTGTAACAGTTGATACAGACGGAAAATATCTAAAAGCGGTTACACCATTATGCAATCTTAGAAACAGAAATAACATGTTGCAGGATTCAAGGGATTTATCATACTTCACGAATGAGCAATTAGATGTAAATGACTATATTTTAAACGTACAGAATGGCACACTTGATTTATCAGGCGATAAACCTATATTTATGGAACATAACCCGGATATGCTATTATCAAAAATCTGTAATGTAAATTATGAACCAAGCGCAAAGTGTGAGGTATGGGAAAAATTTATAAACGAAATCATGCAGAATGATAAAAGCAAAATCGAGTATCTGCAGAAAATAGCTGGATTGTCATTAACTGGCAATACATCGGAAGAAACAGCTTTTATCCTATATGGAAGCACGACAAGAAACGGAAAGTCTACATTTTGCGAAACATTGATATATCTTTTAGGCGATTATGCTCTAACTATGAGACCGGAAACATTAGCAACTAAGCAAAACACAGATTCAAGGCAAGCAAATGGAGATGTAGCCAGGCTTTGTGGTTGTCGCTTTGTAAACGCAAGCGAGCCACCAAAACGAATGTTATTTGATACAGCATTGTTAAAGTCACTGTTAGGTCGAGACTCAATTACTGCGCGTTTCCTACATCAAAGAGAATTTGAGTTTATACCTAAATTCAAGCTAGTAATTAACACAAATTATTTACCTGTAATTACAGATGACACGATTTTTTCAAGCGGTCGTTTAAATGTGGTTTCTTTTGATAGGCATTTTGAGCCACACGAACAGGACAAGCATCTAAAAGACAAGCTACGCAGAAAAGAGGAGCTATCAGGGATTTTAAATTGGTGCTTAGAGGGATTAAGACTATATCGCAAAGACGGATTAAAAGCCCCGGCAGCAGTACAAAAAGCAACGAACGCGTACAGGGCGGATTCTGATAAAATCGGTAATTTTATTAATGAGTGCTTAAAAAAGACAGACACAAACAGCAAAGCAAAAGAAATTTACGATTGTTATGTTAAATGGTGCGCTGATAATGGTTACGGCATCGAAAACAAAGGCAATTTCTTTGCAGAAATGAAGAATAAAGGATTATTTGCGACAAGCGGAACCGTTACAGGAAAAACCGTAAAGAATGTGATTAAAGGTTATGCAATAGATACTGATTTTCAAACTGTAAATGATGATTCTGAAATACCTTTTTGTTAGTAAATGTGCAAAATATGCAATTTACATGTAAAAAACATATAGTAGAAAACATAGAAAATTTACATTAAAAATGCACATTTTGCACAAAACCCCTAAAATAAAGGCTTTTAGCTAATTATTAAATCTGAATTTAACACATAAAAAATACATGTTTTTTGTAACGGTATTTGAAAGCAGGTGAAACAATGGATTATTTCAAAATGTATAAAGACATATGGGAACTGCATAAAAAGTACATTGATAAAGTCGATTCAAGAGATGATGAGATATGGAAAAGCATTATAGTTGAAGCGAACGAGCTAACGAAAAAATATGATAACTGCAAGTTTATCAAAAATTTAGTCATGGCAGAGCTAGAAGAATTTGAGAGGTTGCATCATGAGCGGACAAAGTAAAGAATACAGAGAATACATGAAATCTGATTCATGGGAGCGCAAAAAACGCGAAAGATTAAAGATAGACGGTTATAAATGCACAGCCTGCGGATATTCTGCAAAACCTAATGTATTAATGGTACATCATTTAACATATGCAAGATTAGGTAATGAAGATGAATGGAAAGATTTAGTTACGTTATGCCCCATATGTCATAGAAAAATACATAATATGCTTAGGCGCAGGCAAGCACCGGAATAACCAAGCTCAACAAGTGTATACACATCATAAAAAGACACAAAATGTGCATGAAATATATAGAAAGTAGGTAAAAACATGGCAAGAGCAAATAATTTTCCACAAGCAGGACTTGAAAAGATAGACCCTAAGACAGTACAAGCGATAACAATGTCATTAGTCGATTTGTATAACAAGGGCAAGCCCAAAACAGATAATGAAGTGCGGCAGAGAGTAAACGAATACTTTGAGTATTGCCAAGCTTCAAGCCTTAGACCTGGAGTAGAAACACTTAGAACGGCTTTACATGTGTCAAGGTCAACTTTATATGAATGGTCACAAGGCCGTAATTGCTCATCTGAAAGAGCGGAGATAATACAAGGCGCAAAATCTATTATAGATTCATTTTTAGAACAAGCAATGCTATCAGGCAAAGTAAACCCGGCTACAGGTATATTTTATTGTAAAAATTGGCTAGGTTATCATGATAGCATATCTCTTGAAGAGAGTTTGCCAATGACAAGCACACAAGAAGCGTTAAGAGCGGAAGATTTGCCGAAATTAGGCGCAGAAGAATAACAACGGTTTTATTGTAACGGTAACTATTAAAATTTATATATAGCTCAAATGAGCGGAAAGTAGGTTAATTATGAAGTATCAGAATTATTTAAACAATGTATTAAAGCTATTGCAGGATTACAGAGACTCAGTTAATGGAGTAAAAGCAATTTACGACAGCGACAAGGCAAAGCACGACAGAGAGTTAAAGGATATGCAAGGCAAATATACAGATGAGTATATAAAGGAATATGACAGCAAGTGGAGAGCTTCAAACAATTACAAAGATATGCTCGATAAGGAGAGAGCAAAGAAGCAGAAATTAGCGAATCACAATTTAGACATAATGAAAAATCAGATTGATAAATATTTCCAAGCTCCTGTAAGTGCAGATTTTGCAAATAAGGTAATGGCAATTAAAACAACAGGAATGAGACTATCCCAAAAAGAGTTTGATTTATTACAAGATCAAGCTACAAGTTACATGGAACGCAGACTTTTAAATGAGTTAGCAAGAACAAGCGATTCAGAGGGAAAAGACGGTACTTATTTACAATTATCTGCCGAGGTACCGGATATAGATGGTGTATATAAGGCTTATAATAGCATGAGAAATAATGTTAATACGGCATTTGATTGGTATTGTGGGGATAATCTTGATTTAAAGGAGTATATAGGCTATGAAAGCGGTAATTTTGCTCATGCAGGAAATGTAACACATGCTATAAAGTGCTTCGATATAGAAAAGAATGATAGTTATAAAAACTTTAGCAAAGTAATGGATAAGGCGAATGATATTCTGAAAGAGAGCGACAAAACTTCATTAACCGATGATGATAAAGCGTTAATAAATTCTATGTTACCGGATTATGATAAATATCCTTCTGTCGCAAAATTGCAAGCGGTAGAAATTGCTAAGAGTAGCTCTAAAATGGCTACACTTTTAATGTTGGATGAGCGATATAATGAAACCGTATCAGAAGCATTAGAGAGTTAGTTTAAAAAGGTACACCTTTATAAACTACTTTAAAGCATAGAAAAACTAGCATATTTATAGTTTGTAAAACCCTATATGATTATTTACAAACGTTTATAAAATGCATTGACATTTATAAACACTTTGATATAATAGACATATACCACGACAAAACAATATTTGAAAGTGAGGGATTATTATGATTTATGGATATGCTAGGGTTTCAAGCAAAGAGCAGAATTTAGAGAGACAGATTAAGGAGTTAAAAGGCGCAGGAGTAGAAGAAAGAAATATACTCATGGATAAGCAGAGTGGAAAAGACTTTAACAGAAAGTCATATAATCTATTAGTTGGAACAGATACCACAGCCCCACTATTACGTGAGGGCGATGTATTAACAGTATATAGCATTGATAGATTAGGTAGAAATTACACTGAAATAATGAAGCAATGGCAATATATAACACAAGAGATTAAAGCTGATATTAAAGTGTTAGACATGCCGTTACTTGATACACGCAATAATGGCGATAGTTTAGATAGTCGTTTTGTTGCAGACCTTGTATTACAGATATTATCATATGTGGCGCAGAAAGAACGCGAAAACATAAAGGTTAGGCAGTCGCAAGGAATTGCAGTCGCAAAGGAGCAGGGAAAGCATTTAGGCAGACCTGCAGCAGAGTTTCCGGATAATTGGGAAGCTGTATATAATGAGTGGAAATCGCACAATATAACAGCAGTTCAGGCAATGAAGCAAACTAATCTAAAAAAGAATACGTTTTATAATCTTGTAAAGAGGTATGAGAACAAATAACAAAGAGGAACAGAGCTATTATAAAAAGCCCTGTTCTTTTCTTTTATGGGGTGCCCTAGGGGTGTATATGAAAAGTGAAAAAATGCCCCACTTAGCCCCAAAAATATCGACAAAAATAAAAAAGGCGGTGTGCATAATATGACAAATGAAGATATAGTTAAAGCAATACAAAACGGTTTTGATGTAACGGAAAATATGCAGTGGTTATATCAAAAGAATTTACCTTTGATAAAAATAATGATTAGACCGTTTACATTATACGAAAATGAAGAGGATTTATTACAAGAAGCATATTTTGGATTATGGGAAGCAGTACAAAGATATGAAACATCGGAAAATGTGTTATTTATGACATATGCCGGTTTTTGGATAAGGCAGGCCGTAAGACGATATATAGAAAACTGCGGTTCTGTAATTAGAATATCTGGTGTTAAGCAACAAAAGATAATTCGTTACAATAAAGCGATTCAGGAGCTATCGCAGAAATTGGGGCGGACTCCTGCAAATAATGAAATTGCTGATTATATGAAAATTAATGAAAAAGAGCTTGAAGAGCTTGAATATTATTCGCAAAGCATAGCAAGCCTAGATGTTCCGATAAATGAAGATTCAGAATCAACGTTATCGGATAGCGTTAAAAGCGATTTTGAACTAGAAAACAGTGTTATTGATAAAATGTATGATGATTACACAAAAAGCGAATTATGGCGCATTGTAGAGCGTTACACAGGGCAATTAGAAAAACGTGTAATAAGGGAATATTATTTACATAACAAGTCACTAGCAATGATTGCAGATAAAGAGAATTTATCTATTTCACGTATTAAACAAGTAAAAGCGCGCGGTTTCCGTAGATTGAGATCAGGGCAAGCGAAAGAGGAATTATTACATAATTTTGAAAATGCAGAAAGCGGATTATATAGAAACGGAATGCAAAAATATAGTAATAATAATTTTACGTCTACTGTTGAAAAAATCGCATTATCTAAATATGAATTAAAAGAAGAATATGAGAAGAGGTTAGCGGAAATAATACATTGTGAATTATAAAGCGCAAGTGTTTATAAGTGTTAAAACATGGTGTTAAACGTTTTTTCGTAGCACTCTTATAGCACACAAAACGGCTAGAAAGCCTTATTTTATGGGGCTTGTAGTTCTCAAAGAGATAATTTTTCGGAAAAGAGAATATCAAGAGTATATTACACCTCAGAACTTCGGTTCTGGGGTGTTTTTTTGTGTGAACTATGATAAAATAAATATTATAATAAAAAGAAAACAAGTATAAGAGATAATATATTTTAATATTAATCAAAACAGAGGGAGTGATTATATGACAACTGTAAGCACCAAAAGTGGTAGAATTATAAAAGTTGTATCCAGAGAAGAAGAGAAGAGTACATTGACAGAATCGGATAATGAAATGGACAAAAGAGCAGTTGAAGCTGTTAAGGCAGCAATAAATAAAGCGAAAATATGTAAAAAACCTATAGCCGGTTATGATAATGAAAAGAAACAGGCTTATGTAGAGTATGCAAATGGGAAAAGAAAATATGTAAATATAGATAACCTTTGATTCCTGTATTAGCGGGTCCAAATGGCTTGTAAAAATACATATATTGTGATAACGTAAGGGCGTATGAATGTCAGCGGTTTTTGAAGACAGGCATTACAAATAATGAATAAGAGGCAGCAAAATGGATTTT